GTCCGCCGAATTCGATGCCGCAATAGCTGGTGCCCGTGTCCCCGTATTTCGGGAAGCCGTGGTATCGGGCCGACGTTGTGTTCCTGCCTTGGGTGGTGCTCCAGCTCGTGCCGCTGGACTCGTTCTGTTGCGCCTTTGAACTTTTAGGCTTGGTCATGCTCTGGTGCGCCCTGTTTTGGGTTTGTGTTCAAGAGCTGAACTGAACTAGCAATGTAAGCGTATCGTGATGTAAGTCAAAGGACCGTGTCTGTTGGATTATCCAGGTATCCTTATCGAGTCGATAGCGATAACGGCCTCTTGTCGGTGGACTAGGCGGAAGTGCCAGCAACCGTGCGGGTTCTGAGGGTGTCTAAACAGCTAGTTCACATCTGGAAAACTACAGGAGCTATATGGGAGTGGGATGTTGTGACCCCTATAGATCCATAGAAAAGGCTTTTTCTCCTAGTACCTTATCTGTTGTGAAAGTGAACTAGAGTGTTTAGAGGTAGAGGAAAGCCAGTGTGAACCAACGACTTACGGTCTAGTTGACCGTCTTAAAAGTGAACTAGCTCTGTTATCTCTGTTTAGAGATCGCCCAAGTTGCTGGCAGAGTATGCGTTACGGCTTAACGACTGCGAAACCGGATAGCGTGGTTGGCCAGGTATCTCTGGCGGCGTCCTGAGCTGTGTTATATCGTTTCGTATGGGACAATCTAGAGACGACGACGACGGCGACGACGGCGCACCAGTTAAGGCGGAAAAGCCATTCAGGCCCTACAAGGTCGGGGCTCCAACCCTGTACGAGGATTCTTTTCCTCAACGTGCGATTGATATGGGTATGAAGGGCTACAGCTTCGTGCTGATCGCGCGCGATCTGGGAGTGGTCCGCCAGACGCTCTACGATTGGGCAGGAAGGCACCCCACGTTCGCCGACGCCCTCATGCACGCCCGCGAGTACTCGCTCGCCTTCTATGAGCAACTGGGCCTGTCTGGCATCACCGCCGGTCGTGAATTCAATGACCGCCAGTTCATGGTGATGGCTGGCAACTTGCACCCGCGAGAGTACCGAACACGGGTTGAGCACACTGGTGCGGTGGCTGCTCTCGACTTCTCCCGGATGACCGACGAACAGCTCACCCGGATCAAGGCCGGGGAGAACCCCTACGCTGTGCTGGCGGCGACTAGGGCGTTGTCTACTGGCTCGGAGGATACGAACGAGCTGGTACAAAAAGCGGACCCCGCCGATGATGGCACGGGGTCCGCTGCTGCTGGCTCCGACTGAGCTAGTCGGTGGTGGGCTCCTCAGTCGAACTGATATGCACCTCACCTATGATCCCACCAGTGTCCACGCCCGTGACCGTGGGGCTGTTGTCGTCGGGCTCCGGCATTTCCCTAGCCCAAGCCACGACGCGCTCGTCGTCGGTGCGGTATCGCCCGCCCATGTGGTAGTCACAGATCGCCTCGAACTCTACGCAGTCGCATTTGATGTCCTCCGGCCTACGGTAGCGGGCGGCCAGCAGCCCGACCATGTGCGGGATCGACTGCGTGCCGCCTTCCCAGCGGTTGACCGTGGACCTCGAGACTCCGAGCCATGTCCCGATTTCGTCCTGAGTCATGGCGAGGAGCTCCCGCCACTTTTTGAACTGGCGCGCCGTCATGAGATTTCCTCCCAGGTGGCGAGAAGGTTCTGGAGTTCTTCGTCGGATAAATCCAAGAAGTCGCCTAGAGCAAGACGGTGGAGGTCCACCGCCCACGACACGATTTCTCTGATAGTGGTTTCATCGTGCTTCGCGGCGAAGCCCACCCCACGCAATTGTCTTTCCACCCGCTTCCCGACCGCGATCTCCTCCTGCCGCTCTAGGTGAGTGTCAAGCTGCTCTCTGGCGATGCGCTGGTGAGCTACGGTCTGCTCCAGTCCGTTGTCGAGCATCCAGATCACGAACTCCTCGCGCTGTTCGCGACTCATCTTCCTGAAGGCGTTTTTGCCGTCCGCCATGCGGCGGGGGTGGCCGTCGGCCAGAACGGTGAGGGGCTTCCCGTTGCGGTGCGTTCTCATGCTGCTGTCTCCTGTCTGAGGATGGTTGCCGGGGCGTTGCAGAGTGCAAGAGCCTCGGCGAGGTGTGGCGGTACGCTGTTGCCGACCATCCGCACCTGTGCGGTCTTGGTCAGCGGTACGGTGCTGGGCGTGTTCCAGAGGCTCAGCCCGAGCTGTTCGTCGTCGTCGAGCGCGACGCCTTGGTCGATGATGTATCCTTCGTCGAATCCTTGGCATCGGTACAGCTCGCGCGGTGTCAACATCCGCATTCCGATGTCCACGATTACCCACGGCTCGCCTCCAACCGTGACGGTGATCAGGGCCAAGCGTTCCTTCGTGGTCAGCGTGTGGGCGGGCGTGTCGATCATCTGCCCCGTGCCTTGCCCGTAGTACTTCATCAAGAACGCGACGACTCGATCCGACCGGACATCGGGCCGCTGGGCCAGCTCGACCGTTACCGGCTGGTCCTGCGATCCCTTGGTCGTAATCGTCGGCATCGGCTGGTCGACTCCGAGCCCGGTCATGCCGCCCCAATGCCGCGCCAGATAGGCCGAGACTAGGGACGCGCCGTTGCCCGTGGGCACGATCACCGGGCTTGGCTGGTCGACCCTGAGCGCGCGGGGCTTCTGGCCTTCACGCTCGCCATATCGAGGCACAAACACGGGGGCTTGATCGCCGACTATGAACGGCTCCGGGTTCTCCACGACGAACTTTCTGATGCCCCGTGCGATCCGGGCCATTGTCTTGTCCGCGAGCGGTCGACGTGGCGTGTTGCGGTCGTGCTGCTGGCCCCACGTTTTAGCCTCGGCGGGGGTCGAGAAGATGCTGCACATCGGCTCGCTCCAGTCGATGCACTCAGCCGCCGTCTTGAACGGCTTGAGGCCCGGTCCATGAGTCGGCGTCGGCCATGTGATCGGGAGTCCGTCCCGGCGCGCCACGACAAAGAGTCGGGTGCGGCTGGTGGGCGCGCCGTGCTGGGCGGCGTTGAGCAGCTTCCACTCGACTTCATAGCCGAGCTTCTCCAGACTCCGCACCCACTGGCGGAACGTCCGACCCTTCCGCCGTGGGCATGGCTGGCGGTCGCCGACTGGACCGACCAGCGGACCCCAGTCGGCGAACTCCTGCACGTTCTCCAGCATGATCACGGACGGCTGCACCTGCCCGGCCCAGCGGGTGACAACCCACGCCAGCGCGCGCCGCTTCTTGTCGCGGTTCGGCGCGGCCCCTCTCGCCTTGCTGTGATGCGTGCAGTCCGGGCTCGCCCAAAGCAGCGCGACGGGCTCGCCCTTGGTCGCTTCGGTCGGATCGACCGTGAACACGTCCGAGACGTAATGTTGCGTCTCGGGGTGATTTGCCTTGTGGAGACTGACCGCAGCCGTATCGTGATTGATCGCGATGTCAGGGCTTCGGCCCGTCGCCCACTCAAGCCCGGACGAAGCCCCACCGCCACCTGCGAACAGGTCAACGGTGAGACCACGGGGGGCGTCGAACAGATCCACTACATGACCTCTATGTAGAAGGCCCACGGCTCACGGAATCGGAGCCGGTCGCCGGTTTCGGTGCATGTCCCGGAAAAGGCCTTGGATAAGTCCGTTCCGAGTTCGACGGTTACGGTCACCGCCTCGGCTCCTAGCGACAGTTCGAGGACAACGTCTTCGCGGATCGTCCGAAAGGTTTTCATGGAGATGGCCCCGTTCCATACTGAGGCCCTATCGGCGTTCATACTGTGTACTCGGCGACGACCTTTCCCGCTGCATCATACAGCGTGATCTGGCGGCGGGTCTGGCGGTCATCGGCTCCGATTACCTCGCTCACCTCGGCGATCTTGTGGCTGTGCCTTTCTTCGCTGCTGCCGCCGGTGGCGTAGACGGTGAACTCGTCGACGGTAAGAGCTGGGTTGTGAGTGTCGCGACCTATGCCGCCGTCGACGTTGACGCCTAGGTCCCAACCGTTTGCATCGGTGGTGATGCCTCTGTGACCGAGACGGCTAGCCTTGCCCCTTCCCCCTTGAACTGTGCCTCTAAACCTTGCCATGATCTTACTCCTATACAGTGAATGAATTGGGAAGGTGGCAGGACGCGACATAGATAGCAAGGATGATGGAGAAAATCGTTGGTATTGCTGGGCTCTGAGCGTTTAGCGGCGACGTTGGGTCGCGTCTTGCAGCGTCTACCTGGTGACGATGTTTCGGCGGTCGAGCTGGGTCAGTTTGGGCAGCTACCTGGGAACGGATGGGACATGGTGGAGGATCGCGCGAGCGTTGCGCAGGCGAGCGGGCGCAGGCGGGCGCAGGCGAGCGGGCGCAGGCGAGCGGGCGCAGGCGGGCGCAGGCGAGCGGGCGACCACCAACGACCACCCACCACCCAACCACCAGCCCCCTTCGGGGGCGGGACTCCGGGCCTTGTATAACTATACCCCAAGCACGGACCGCCCCTCCCGAGCGCGCGCGAGAAAATAATTTGCGAAAAATTTCACTATATGCGAGCCTATAGGATCAGATGCCGGCACACCTCGATGGGAGAGCGATTATGGGGCCGTGGCAGAGAGTAAAGACGAGCAAGGCTTGGTGGCAGCTTGTTTTGATTGCAACATCTGTCTGGATCGGGGTGAAACACGCTTCCCGAGAAGGATTTTTAGTTGCACATACTCATTGGCTAATCAATCGGCGCTTTCCGGTGGACAAAAAGGGCACATGAAGCTGTTTGGATTGCTTGCTAGCTCGGTATTGCTGTGTGTTATTGTTGTTGCAAGCCTAAAGCCTCGAAAAAACAAGTCAAAGGCGGTCAGAGATTTTGAGAAATGGCAGCGAAGGGGCATCGACAGGCACGAATGGTACGGATGCGACATGTGATTTGACTCGAGGCCGGTAGAATTGGTACGCTTCACTTGCCGACAGAGACATTTTGGATAAGAAGATGAAATTATGCTGATGATTGTTTTTTTGCTTGTGTTGGGATCTTTCATTGGATGGAATATTCCTCAACCACACTATGCCAAAACCATTCAATCGTGGGTGATGAGGAAGATCGCTAGGAAATGATCGAATTTCCCGAGGGCATCGAGCTCTACGAGTTAGTAGCGGCCGATTTGGACGCAGACGATGTAACGTTTGTGATTCCGGTTCCGGGAAAGACTTTATCGGAGGCGGGCGTAGTCGAAGTCCGTAAGATGCGTGGTTCTTTAGGCTGGACGGAGGAGCTACGGGTACTGGTGATATTTGACGGTGCGCCTGTCCCAGTTTTCGAGTTATCAACGATTACGGACGCCGAGATATCACTTGAGTGTGCGTCAGGCGACCGGCTTTTGAGATTGGAAGCCGAGCAAAGCAGCGATACTTGGACAGACAGCGCTGACCGCCATACAGAGGATTACGATTCCGACTCGTTAGGCTATTAGGTTTACCGATGAGCCTATCGAGGGCCGAACGCCGCCGGCAGGATCGAGAGATCGAAAAAATTAAGCCCCACGGTGGACTGGGTTTTGGTTGGCGGCGGTCAGGGGGCGGTTATGGGAACAAATATTTGGTTAAGGAACCGCCAGATGTGTCCCTGGAAGATTTAATTGCTGAATCACAAGCTATTTACCTTCGATTGTACCCGAAAACGGTCAGGTAAGACA